AATGTTACGAGTGCTAAAATTGCAGCTAATGCAATTACGACTGCAAAAATTTCAGCTTTACAAGTAACTCAAGCTAAAATAGCAAATGATGCTGTTGGACCTGATCAACTTGCAAATACAGCAGTAACTGCAGCTTCATATACAACTGCTAACATTACAGTTGACGCTCAAGGTAGAATTACGTCAGCGGCTTCTGGAACAGCTGGAGCAGCTGGTTTTTTAATCAGAGCAGTTAGAACTGGACCTACTTCTGAAACTTATACTTTTAAAACTCCATCAAACACTTTTACTATGCACGCAGTTGGTGCTGGTGGTGGTGGTGGAACTAGATCACAAGGATCGCAAGGTGGGCAAGGCGGGGCTGGTGCTTTTGGAAGTCTTGTAAGTCCTGTTCCAGGTCCTAAATCTACACCCCTTTTAGCAGGTGCTGGTGGGGCAGCAGGAACTTCTCCAAGCCCAGATACTGCAGCTGGTCAAGCTGGTACTGCATCTGGAATACCAGGATTATTTCTTGCTGGTGCTGGAACTGGCGGTGCTGGTCACAACAATAGTACTCAAGGGTCTTCTGGAACGATTACTTACACTCCTGCAACAGGAACTGATGTTTTAATTTCTGGAGCTCCACTTCAATTTATTGTTGGATTTACTCCAGACACTTATGGACAAGGTGGTACTGGCGGATGCCACATCCCTCCTTTGTCACCAACTACGGCTGGAAAACCAGGTGGCGTAATTATTTTTGAAAGTGAAGGTTAATAATGGCTAGTTGGGCAATATTTGGTTGGAATAACGAATTATTTAAAATTGCAAAAGACGATGCAACTAAAGACTCTATGCTATCACAATATGCAGAGAGCAAAGCTCAAGAATTAACAAGTTCTCAATTTGATAGTGCAAGAAGAGAAAAAATAAGAATAACTTTTGACGGAACGACAATGACAATCACTGATCGTGCTGCTACGCCTGAGTATGAATTTACAGCTCAACAAATTATAAATGATTTGAATGCAAATATGAGTTTGATTGATAATGCCTTAGCAGATTATACTGATGAAACTCTTTCAGCTTTAAAAGTAAAATTGAACGAACTTATTTCTGACATGGAAACTAACGGTTTAGACAATATTACTGGTATACAATCTTGTGCTTCTTTTTGGGATTGGTACTTTAATCAAGCTGGATACCCACAAACTTCTTTTCAAGAAATCCTCTAATTGACAAAATAAAGATAAGGTGTTATTGATTTTTAATGCAACTTCTTGATTGTATTAAAGTCTACGACAATGTTTTACCAATAGAACCTATAGGATCTTTTGTTAAATGGTTAGGAACACAAAAATTTCAACCAGCACCAACTATAGGTGGACTTAATAGAGAAATAAGAAAAGCTGATCATTATAAATTAGATATAAAAAGTCCATTACAATCTAATGTTCATTGGCACAATTTTTTATATAAAGCTTTAAGAAAACATTTACAAAAGTATGCTGAAAATTTTATAGAGTTTCGTTGTGATAGATTTATTGATATCGTGGCATTAAAATATGAACAAACTGGTTATTATAAATATCATATTGATTCTTCACATGAGTGTTTTAGAACAGTAAGCTGTATATTATTATTAAATAACGACTATGAAGGTGGTGCTTTAAGTTTTGGTGATCCTCAAAATTTAAAACAAATAAAAAAAATAGAAACAGTTCCAAATAGATTAATAGTTTGGCCAAGTAATTTTTTATTTCCACATAGTGTTCTACCTGTTACAAAAGGTTTAAGATATTCGGTGGTTGCATGGGCATTTTAAAAAAAGATTTCAAATACAAACACATAAAAAATTTTTTTAATCAAACAGAAATAGATATCGGTAGATATTATTTTTTACTTAGACATAAAAGAAATGTACAAGAATTTGATTTAAAGCAAAATAATTGTGGAGACTCAGCTTTTTATAGTGATTCTTTAACAGACACTTTATTACTTAAAAAATTATCAAGAATGCAAAAAGAAACAGGTTTAAAATTAATACCAACTTATGCATATTCGAGAGTCTATTCTTATAATGCTATTCTTAAAAAACACAAAGATAGGCCTTCATGTGAGGTTTCAGTAACAGCCATGTGGGGTAGTTGTGGTACATCTTGGCCTATTTTTATGGGTGATACCCCTATAGAAATGGTACCTGGAGATGCTATAATATACTTAGGTTGTGAATTGGAACATAGTAGAAAAAATTTTACAGGTGATTGGCATGCTCAAACTTTTTTTCATTACGTTGATAAAGCAGGTCCATATCAAGATTATAAATTTGACAAAAGACATCCATATGATGATCCTGAGGTATTTTTAAAATGAAATTTGTACATAAACCAGATGGATTACATATAAAATTAACCTGGAGAGAAAGGTTCAGATATTTTAATACTGGTGTAATAAGATTTGATAAAAAAACATCATATGCCTTTTATAATCATTTAGTTCATATAGCTTCAGACGCTTTTCTTAAATATGGAGATGCTAAAAAGCATGGAGAAAATAACGAATCTGAAGATCACTTTGATAAAGAAGACTAAAGCCTATCTTCCTTTTTGTAGAGTTTCATAGTTAATAAATGTTTGGTATAATAAGAATATGCCTTTATCAAAAGTACGTATAGTTCCTGGTTTTGACAAACAAGCCACACCTGCAGAAGCAGAAGGTAGATGGGTTGATGGTGATAATGTTAGATTCAGATATGGTGAACCTGAAAAAATAGGTGGATGGTCAGCACTTGTATCAGATAAAATTGTTGGTTCTGCTAGAGCACAACATGTTTGGTCAAATACAGATGGTAAAAAATTTGCTGCCATTGGCACAGATAAAGTATTAATTATTTATTATGGTGGAAAATTTTATGATGTAACACCATTAGAAACTGACAATTTTTCTACAGGAGCAAACATAACAACGACCAACGGATCAGCTACTGTAACAATTACTACTTCTGCAGCTCACAATTTAGAAGTTGGTGAGTTAACTACTTTTGCAAATGCAGGTTCTTTTACATCTGCAAATACAGACTACACTGCATCCGATTTTGATGACCAAGTTTTTGAAGTTCAATCCGTTCCTACTATAACAACTTTTACAATTACAATGCCATCATCAGAATCTAAATCTGGTGTAACGACTGATGGAACGTTAGACGTAAGACCTTACGAACCAGTGGGACCACTTAATCAAACTTTTGGTTATGGTTGGGGCACTTATTTATGGAGTGGTAGAACGGTTGCTCAAGTAACAACTACTATGAACAATGGTGGAGCTTTACTAGTTGGTGGCTCTTCTGTAACTTTAACTAGTGCTACTAACTTCCCAACCTCTGGAACTATTAGGATTGGTTCTGAAGACATTACCTACACAGGTAAAAATTCTAATGAGTTGACTGGTTTAGGTCGTGGAGCTAACGGCACAACACCAGCAGAGCATTCAGATGGATCAACGGTTACTAATATTTCTGATTACGTTGGCTGGGGTGATGCTTCAACATCTAGTAATGTAACCATAGATCCAGCTAACTGGTCCTTAGATAATTACGGTAACTTTCTTATAGCTACAATTCACAACGGTCGAACTTTTACTTGGGACGCGTCAGCAACAAACGCTTTGACTACTAGAGCTACTATAGGAACAGGCATGCCTACTAGGTCTGTAATGACCATAGTATCTGATAGAGATAGACACTTATTTCATTTAGGGACTGAAACAACTATAGGAACTCCGTCAACTCAAGATAAAATGTTTATAAGATTTTCTGATCAAGAAAGTTTATCTGATTATGCACCCACATCAACAAACACTGCAGGCACCTTTAGACTTGATGATGGCACGCAAATCATTGGTGCTATAAAAGGTAAAGATTATATTATAGTTTTAACTGATACAGCCTCTTACGTAGTGCAATTCGTTGGACCACCTTTTACTTTTTCTATTTTAAAAGTAGGTTCTAATAATGGTATGATAGGACAACATGCAGGAATCTTTGCAAACGGTGCTGTATATTGGATGGGTAAAACAGGTGGTTTTTATGTCTATGACGGAACTGTAAAATCATTACCTTGTTTAGTAGAAGATTTCGTATTCACAACTAATGGCAATAATCCAGGTATTAATTACTCTTCTGGTCAATTAGTATATGCGGGTATAAATGAATTATATTCTGAAATAAATTGGTTTTATGCAACGTCTGGTTCACAAGTTGTGAATAGATGTGTAACTTATAATTTTGCAGAGAATGTCTGGACTACAGGAACATTAGATAGAACAACTTGGGTTGGCTCTACTGTCTACGAACAACCTTATGCAACAGACTTTGATTCATCTGAAACTCCAACTTTCCCAGTCGTTAATGGTGTTTCAAATGGTGCTACAATTTACTATCAGCATGAAGTAGGTGTAAATCAAATCAATACTGACAACAGTTCTACCGCAATAGCAGCTTTTATAAAATCTGGTGAGTTTGATTTAAATGGTAATTCAGGAGTTCCTGGTGATGGTGAATTTTTAATGAGTATTAGCAGATTTTTACCAGACTTTAAACGTATTAGTGGTAATGCAAAAGTTACTATTTTCTTAAACTCTTTTGCTCAAGGATCTGTAGCTGCATCAAGTCCATTAGGACCATTTACTATCAGTTCAAGCACTACTAAAGTTAACACGAGAGCAAGAGCAAGATTCGCTGCTGTGCAAATTGAAAATGAAAGTTTAGATGAAAGTTGGAGATATGGTACGTTTAGATTTGATGTAAGAGTGGATGGTAG